ATTATTTTCTCAAATTTTTTTTCACCATTCTTTGCTCTCATATATATTTGGTTTCTTTTTTTAGAACATAATTCACAAAAGCAACCATTACCAATATAATGCTCTACTTGTATGTCATTTATATATTGATTTTCCAAATATAAATTCACATAAAATTTGTATTCACTTTCTGTATAATATAAAACACTTTCGCATAATCTGGCGCGCCAAATATTTAAATATTCATTTCTCTCTTGTTCGCTATAATAAAAGTTAAAATATTTACAGTTCTTTATTAAATCAATATAATTACTTGGTAATTTATATTCAGCTTTAAATTTTTTATATAATTCACCAATACCTTTATCATCTGTTTGATAATCATTTATAATAAGTATTTCAGTTCCCAATATATGAGTAAGAATATTATTCCAAATAGAAGAATCACATAAACGCAATTTAATGTATTTTATATTATTAATAACTTGTAAAGTATATTTTTTTTCAAAGTCAAAACGAATAATACTAGACTCTTCTATACCATATTTATCAAAATAATGTTCGCCTTTTGCCAAATGTGGGAATAGCTTATTGAATCTATCACTGATTCGTCTTATGCTATACTTATTAACATTTTCTTCACTATTATTAAAATGATAAGGTGATAACTTTTCAAAATATTCAGACATTTTTCTCTCTATAGGTGTTCTATAAACATCTATCACATATGCATTTTTTCGCTCCTTTACTAAGTAATTTATAATGTCATTTATAGTAGTATCATTTATACCTGTTAAAACACTCAACATAACATCATCATGTATATGAATAACATTATAACTCTTTCCTAAAGACACCCTTAATGAAGAAACTAAAGTAGTTGAGCCTACTTTTGGTGGTGTATAAACAAAAATATAATTATCGCTTTGTATTGGAAAAAGTTGTTGAACCTTTTGTTTTATTTTATCTTCGTTTGACATATAATTTATAAATTGAAATTATTATAATAATTTTAATTTATATTTTGTTTATTTTAATTATTTATATTTTTACATATTTGGTGTCAGTATAATTTATAAATAAAATTGATTTTTGTTTTCTTAATTTAGTTAAATTAGCTAAAAAATGACAGAAAAAAATACAAGCTATAGAGTAACTTTTACATTAGAGGAAATAAAACCAATTGTTATAAAACATATAGAACAAGCTCATAATATTAATAATAGGTTTTGTTTATCAAAATGTAAACTATACGAGCTTTGGCATTCTCCATTGATTGACTTTTATAAAAAACATAAGAGAACGAAACCGACAATGGCGGATAAATTATGTTTTGTTTTATTATTGTCTTATCCAAAAAATATAATTGAGAGTATAAATGATATTTCAGAAATTAAATTATTTAGTCATGAAAATACAGATTTTATTTATAAAGAAGAATTAGCTTTTAATCAAGAAGAAGATGAAAGCGATAGATATGATTGTATATGTAGTTATGAAAGATTAAAAACAATATTTATTGTTGAAAATAAATATTCTGGAATAAATATTCAGGTTGGTTCAATGTGTATAACAAAATATAATATAATATCAAACGAAGAATTAAAAAAATTCAAAGAAACAGAAAAGTTATTAAAAGAAAAGCAAAAAGAAATTAAAGAAGGAAAACCTATCGGTTATTATAAAGAAGAAAAAGAAAAAAAGAAGAATGAAAAAGAAAGAATTAAACTGGAAAAAGAAAATGAAAAAAAACAGAAAAAAATAAATTCAGGAAATTTTAAAACATGTTATAATTGTAATACTAACTTAGTTGATATAAGAAAAGATAAATTGTGTATTTGCAATAAGTGTAGAAGAAATAATAATTATAAAGAATTGTATTGTCTTGATATAGAAAAATATGGTTTTAATCAATGTGAAAATTGTTGTAATAATTTTATAGATCTAAAACAAAAAGACCCATATTTATGTAAAAATTGTAAAATAGAAAACAAAATAATGAAATGTAATATATTTTTATGTTCAACGTATATGGTAGTTAGTATTAATTTAAATTATGTTTTCTGCGATGATTGTGAAAAAAAAATAATTAAATGTATAGATTGTAAAAAAGATTTTATACAAAACACAAATGAAAGTAGATGTAAATATTGCCAACATAATTATGAAAATAATTATGTTAATAAAAAATGTGTTTATTGCAATGAAGAAATGATTATAAAAGAAAAAGATTTATGGAGAAAATATTGTAAAGAATGTTATATAGAAATACAAGAAATAATTAAAAATCCTCCTAAATGTAAATGTGGATTATATATGACTGAAAGATCTATTAAAAAAGATGGAATAAACAAAGGGCGCAAAGGATTAGGTTGTCCAATATTTCCCAAAGGGTGTGATAAGTTTGAAATGTTTTAAACGCTAATTATATAATTTAAGTATTTTATAATTCAAAAATGAATTTGTAAATAATTATACATTAAATGTTTTTATATTTTCTAAAAATTATATTAATAATACACAAAAGTATAAAATTTAAGGAGTTGGAGTTATATTCTTTTCGTTTTTAATAAAATGCTTATTCATATACTTTTGAATGTTAAAATATGTTAGCTCTTCTGCATCATTTAAATCTAATAACTCTTTTAATTTATCATCAGGTGAAATGATCTTACTATTTTCGGTGTTCTCTAATTTATGCTCTTTTATATATGCTACTAAAGCACGAGTTACTTCTGTTCTAGCAATTTCAGTCCCCTCTTCTTTTTTCATGAATTCACACAACTCTTTTGTTACTTTACTTGGTTTTGCGAAACCAGATGGTTGCCTATTACCCTTATTTTTATTCTTTTTAACTTCCTTTTTAAGCCCCTTTAATTGTTTTTTAACATTTTTTTCGAATAATTTCAATTGTTGTTGAATATTAGTTATTTGTGTTTTAAATACAACTAAATTACTCATAATAGAGTTAAATTGTTCAAATAACTCAATAGTTTCTTGTGTTTCAATATTATCGTTCTGTGTGTTCATTCTATATCTACAATTGTCGAGTAAACTTTAAACCGATTTAATAAATAATTATATTATTTTATCAGTTATATTGAGTATATTTAACGACGTCTGCTGCGTCTATTTTTCTTTGTATTACGTTTATTAGAGTTCTTTGACTTACGAGTTCCTCTCTTTTTACTTTTACGTTTGCCACCAACTGTTTTTACTTCATCTATTTGATCGTATTCATTATCATTAGCTTTTTTCACTAGACCTTCACCACCTCTTTTATTCTTCATTTTCATATTTTTACAAATAGGGCATCCACAATTTGCCTTATGGTTATTACCATGTTTTTTACCAGCAGTTTGTGATGAAGTTAAAGGGGTGCTTGTTTCTTCACTACCACTAGATTCTTCATTATCACTAGATTCTTCATTATCACTAGATTCTTCATTATCACTAGATTCATCACCATCACCACCTCTTTTATTCTTCATTTTCATATTTTTACAAATAGGGCATCCACAATTTGCCTTATGGTTATTACTACGTTTTTTACCACCACCTTGTGGTGTAGTTAAAGGGGAACTTGTTTCTTCACCATCACCACCTCTTTTATTCTTCATTTTCATGTTTTTACAAATAGGGCATCCACAATTTGCCTTATGGTTATTACTACGTTTTTTACCAGCAGTTTGTGGTATTTTTGTTTCTTCTTCATCATCATCTTCATCAGTATTGTATCCGCCTTTTTTACTATCATGCATCATATTTATGCAAATAGGACATTTACAATCAGCTTTATGTCCGTTTTTTTTACCACCTAGTTGAACTTTAATAGATCCTGTCATATATAATAATAGTATATAAGTTTTTCAAAAAATGAAATAATAAATTATTTTTTGAAATTTAAATGAATAATATCTCTAAATATTTAACGTGTCTCTTGTGTAGATCTAGATGGTCTTCCACGCCCTCTTCCTCCAGTAGTTGTTCTTCCTCTTACGGTGGACCAATCCTTACTATCATTTCCCTCTCTTGGGCCTTCGCCACGAGCTCTTGGGGCTCTAGTTTGAACAGGAGTTGTTTTTTGTCTAGTAATAGGAGATGGTGCAGAAACTTCATTACTAGTAACTACTTCACTACTATTTGATGACTTATATGTAGTTCTAGCAATCTTGAACTCACGTCTAGTCTCACACATTAACTTACCGTTATTAATACCAGCTACTTTACTAGCTTGGAATTCATGGTTACCAGATGGTGTGTTGGAAAGTTCAAACTCTACATACTCACCTTGAACCAAATACTTATATTGTTGATTCTCTACTTGAATGGAACTGTGATGAACAAAAACATCAGTTCCGCTACGAACACCATCTGTGACAGTAATAAATCCATAACCTGCTTTGTTGTTAAACCACTTTACGCGTCCAGTTAAACGCTCACCAGTGGTAGAAGATGTAACAATATCTGTAGACATTATTTTATAATCTATTATAAGGAGTAATCTTTATATTATTTTCAATATAATATTGTTTTAAATATTATAATTCAATCCGTTTATTAATACGGTTTATATTATATTATATTGTATAATGAAATTTATATTTTTCTACTCACCAATTTATGATTATTACTATAATCATATAAATAAAAATTTAAAAGGATTTTTTGATATTGAATCAATTAAAATTAATGATTTGGATAATAGTAAAGGAGGTCATACATTTGCTGGCGGTGTTTCTATCAAAATTGAATTAATTATACAAAAAATTAAAGAAAACTTAAATAACACAATATTATTTACAGATGCAACTATTTTTATTAACTCTAAAAATGTGAATGAATTAGCTGATTTTGTTAATAAATATACACATAATGATTTGTGTTTTGCTGATAATAATGTCGATGACGTTTATAATGAATATAATATCGGTATTATTCTAATTAAATGTAACGAAAAAACATTACTTTTTTTTGAAAATATTTTAAGTGATTTAATTAGAACTAAATGGTGGGACCAATATTTAGTAAATTGTTATTTAAATAATAAAAATATTGGTTTAACTGTTGAAAAATTTGATAAAGAAAAAATATATTGTAATTGGAATTTTTGTGATTCATTAAGAAATACATATTTAATATATAAATCTTTTATAACACATACAGACAATATAATTCAAAATTATAATAAACGTCTTGATATATTTAAACACTATGGATTAATTACAGATGAAGAATATGAAAATAATTATAAACATGAATAAACATTTACAATATATATTATAAATTTTTATTGTAAGATTATATTTTTTGAGTAATATAGTAAACATGAGTAAGAACGAATCTCTCTAGGTCTTCTCTTTTACTAACATCAACATCAGTTATATCTATTTTATTAAAGTCATATAACTCAATATTATTGTAAGCTATGTATTCAAAAATAGGTATTAAATTTATCCCAGTATCGTCTTCCCCAACATTTCTTAAATCAACTTCATTATCTTTAGCCATTTTCAAAGTATAGTTATAAATAACTAGTGCGATCATTTTGAATTTTCTATCTTTTTGTTTTTCAGCTTTCATATTTACCATTTTAAATACATTAAAAAGAGATTCTACATATTCATTCATTTTATCGTATGCCATTTTTATATTATATAATAATTATTTTTATAATTTTAAACTCTTACACATTAAAATTATAATTTTTAATTTTTTAATTATTTTTAATTATATTTTCTATCTCACTCTTAAAATCTTCAATTATATCGTCATAAAAAGGTTTATCTTTAAAATGAAGGGTTCTAACATATTTAAGATAATTTAATAAAACAACTGGTATTGTTCTATCTTCCAAGACCATGATCTTCATTTGTTTTATAGTATCATTTAAATCACTATATGAACTACCTAAATTACTTATATCTTGCCATTTTAATGTTCCTAAATAAAAATATAAAAGTAAATATCCTAATGACTCCATATCATCACGCCTACTTAACTCTTTAAATTCATGTGCATTTATACTTGCGTATGTTTGACTTCCTATTAAACTACTAGTATTTTTCAATTCTATATGCGAATTCCCATTCATATAACTTTTGCAAAATCCAAAATCAATTAAATATAATTGTCTAGTGTCATTATTTGCACCTAATAAAAAATTATCTGGTTTTATATCTCTATGAACTAAACCCTGATTATGTATTGTTTTTAATAACTTGACTAGTTGTATTCCTATTTGTAATGTCTGTTTTAGAGAGAAAACAAATTTTTTATTTTTTATATTTTGAAGTGAATCACCCAATAAATTAATAACCATATAATTATTTGTCTCGTCCTTACCAAACCATTTAATATTAGGTATTCCATCACAGTTTTTCAAATATTGATATATTATTGACTCATTTTTTAATAATTTTGTATCATTTTTGATATCTTCAACCTTTATAGCTACATTTTCATTCGTTCGAATATTTTCTGCTTTATATATTGATCCAAATGAACCTGAACCTATTTTATCTATAATTTTATATTTGTTATTTATTAACATTTCATTTGTCATAATTAAATAATAGTTTACTTAATTATTTACGCTTTTGTGTTTAAATTATTATATATTAAATTCTTATACATTAAATAGTAAAAAAATACAAGGTAAAAATATGGGTTGTTATCATTAATAATTGTTGTAAAATCAAAATAAGTTTTCCATAAAATGTTGTTGGATGAATATCAGATATACCAACACCTGCTTGAATTGTAACACTTAAAAGTATATAATCTATCTCCTCAAATTTTTTACCTGACTTTGTATAATGATCACTAAATAAATAGTACAAAATAGTAAATATTATTATTGTTATTATATGAAAAATAAAACTCCTAACAATGTATTTCATATATATTTTTCAAATATTTTAATTATTTTTTAATTAAACATATAAGGATTGGTTTGTAACTACATATTTCAAAGTCATATTTGGTATTTCCTTCAATTTACTCAGGAATTCTACATTTCCTGTCATTTCTGCTATTTTTTCTAATTCACACGATATATTATTTATCTTCAATAAAGCTTTTACAAATTCACCTAAAAATATACCCTTCTCTTCAGCTATTTTTTGTAAAATCAATTTACATTCATCTACATTTTCAGCGTCACACCATTCACTTGTATAATTTAATAAATCATAATGAATGTTATATTCTATTCCTGTATTAATATTATATAGAACTTCTTTATTTTGATACTCATTATACATTTGATATACCTTATTTATTATTTCATTCACTTGCACATCCTGTGATTTTGGAGTGTTATCTTTAAACTCATCTTGAACTACTATATTTGTGAAGCAACTAAAAAGAGACACTAAATGTTTGCTTGATAACTTGGATAGCATATTTTCTTCATATAACCTAGAAAACACAAGACAATGAGCTTCTCTCAATTGAGATGCTATTTTTCCAATCAACGGTAAAGACATATCATCTATATTGGATCCTGAAACAAACCCTTCTTCCCTCAATAAATCCAATACACGTTTAACTCCTGATTGTATAAATGTATTAATACCATTGTATTGATTTTCTAAATCTATTATTTCTTTCTCTTTACTATATTTTCTTTGATAACTGCCTTTATCTTGTTCAATAAATTTATATTCATCTTGTATTTGCTGAATACGCCTTTCAATATCTTTACGTTTTTTATTAACAGCATTTATCTTATTTTTATTTAGTTCTATATATTCTTCAATAATATCAGGAGGTGTTCGCAAATTTTTAGCACATAAATTCATATTATCTAATTCAGCATGAAGCGCACTTATTTTATTATACACCTCTTTCATTTGCGCATCCAAATCACCTGTTATCATGCTTTTATTCGCAAAATTTACCAAGTTTTTATCACCAATATCTAATAAATTTAAAATCAAATTATATGAAATTTTAAATTTTGATACAAGTGTTTGTGGTTTTCCATTCATCATTTGTTTATAAGTTACGGAATCTACATTTCTAAAAAGATTATTCAAGTGTATTACATGACCTACTTTATCTAACCCTAATCTACCTGCTCTTCCTGCCGCTTGTGTATACTCATGCGAATAAAGTGTGCGATTAATTTCACCGTTAAACTTATTAACATCTGTAAAAATAGTGGTCTTCACTGGTAAATTAATACCAACACTCATTGTTTCTGTGCAAAAAAGAACCTTTATAAAACCCCTAGCAAATAGCAACTCTGTCATTTCACGTAAAATTGGCATCAAACCTGCGTGATGAATGCCAACACCTTTTCGTAATAATTTTACTGTATTTATATACTCTGGTAAATGTAAATACTCTTCAAAGTTTGGTAATTTGCGAATAATTTGCTCACATTCTCGATCAACAATATACGGAACTTTGCTATCAAATTCCAACAAATTCGTAGTCAATTCCTCGGCGCATTTTTCCAATTGTTTTCGAGAAAATACATAGCATAATGCAGGCAACATTTCATTTTCTACTAAATATTCTGTTACCTTATTTAAAACATGTTGTCTTTTAACGCGTACATCGTGTTTTTCAAATAGTTTCAACATTTTAATATTTGATTGGTATTGAATATCATTAAACACATTTTTGGCATCTTGTATAACGAAGGGTTTATTAATTGCTTTTTTAATTTCTTCTTGTGTTGCCTTGTCTTTAATCGCCTTATTAATGCCATTTGGAACAGTAATAAAACTATAATGTATTAAAGGAACAGCTCTTATCTGCTTTCTAGCTAGATATACTTCTTTTTCACCAACTGGTGACATATTACCTCTATTTTCAAGCCAATAGGCGAATTTTTCTGGATCATCAAGTGTGGCTGAAAGGCCAATCATTTGAACATGTGGTGGAAGCATCATGATACTTTGTTCCCAGACAGTTCCTCTAGACTCATCGTTTATCATATGAATTTCATCAAACACAACACATCCTAATTCATTTTGAATGTCCATTTCAAACGATATAGATGACTTTGGGATTGGGTCTTTACTATTTACTTGGTATAATTTATTCAATAATATTTCAGTGGTCATTATAAGCACGTCAGCATCTGGATTTGTTTTAATATCACCAGTAATTAATCCAATGCTAATATGCGGATATTTTTGAGTGAAATTATAAAATTTTTCATTCGAAAGAGCTTTAATTGGACTCGTATATATAGTTTTCTTTCCCTTAGTGTGGAAATAATCTAGTGCGAATTCCCCAGGCATTGTTTTTCCTGATCCTGTAGGACAGCAAATTAGCGCATGATTTCCAGTAACAATAGCCTCAATAGACCATTTCTGGAAATCATGTAATTCATATGAGTATTTTTCATAGTATTGTTTATATTCTTCTTCTCTCTCTTTAGGATAATTATATGAGCAAACTTTTACCATTTATATCTATATACTATATGCATATATATTTATATTATTTTTTATAATATTATAACTACATGAATGATGTAAAATAATATAAATTCATATAAAGAACTTCAATATATATTATGTATAAGTAAAAATGGAGGTTTTTAGTTGTGATAAATGTGGTAAAAAATTGAATCAAAAAGGTCATTACAATAAACATGATTTAGGACAATATTTCACAACTCATATTGAACTCAAAGAAAAGGTATTTGAATTTATATTGAATAGTCCTTCTAATATCTTGGAACCATCTATTGGTCAAGGTGATTTAATTACATTCATTACAGATAAAATACAAGGTATATCATTTGATATGTATGAGATTGATACAAAAATTAAATTATTGGATAAAATACAAAAAGATAATGTTATTTATGGCGATTTTATGAAACAAACAATAACAAAAACATACAAAACAATAATAGGAAATCCACCTTATGTTAGAACTAAAAAAGGAAACTTGTATATTGATTTTACTGAAAAATGTTATAACTTACTTGATGATAATGGCGAGTTAATATTTATTGTTCCGTCAGATTTTCTTAAATTAACTAGTGCTTCAAAATTGTTGAATGTTATGATGTCAAACGGAACATTTACTCATATATATCATCCTCATAACGAAAAAATGTTTGAGAATGCGTCTATCGATGTTATTGTATTTAGATATTGTAAAAATAATTCAATTCATAAAAAAGTTTTATATAATAGCAAAATGCTTTTTATTACAAACAGCAACGGATTAATTACTTTTGGAGAAGAAGAGAATAATAATAGTGTTATGTTTCAAGACTATTTTGATATTTATGTTGGTCTTGTTAGTGGAAAAGAGGAAGTTTATAAAAATGAGGAACTTGGTAATATTGAAGTATTAAATGGTGAAGATAAAACTGATAAATATATTTATATAGAAAACTACCCTTGTGAAAACGAAAAAATCAATAGTCATTTATTAGAACATAAAAAACAACTTATTGAAAGAGGAATACGAAAATTCAATGAAAATAACTGGTTTGAATGGGGAGCACCAAGAAATATTACTACCATAAACGCTAATCTCGGTAAAGATTGTATTTACATTTATAATTTAACACGAAAACCAAATGTATCGTTTTTAGGTAAAGTTACATATTTTGGAGGTGGATTAATAATGCTTATACCAAAAAAAAAGTGCAATTTAAATAATATAGTATCATACATAAATAGTAATACATTCAAGGATAACTTTATGTTTTCCGGAAGGTTTAAAATAGGACATAGACAGATATGTAATTCTTATATTCCAACTGGATATCTATAAAGCTAATGTCCTTATATTTCTCATAAATAATCAAACAATACAAATTTTTAGTTTAATACAAATTCATATTAAAAATAAAAAAAAATGAAATGTTTTCCATTATATGATTTGATTTTACAAATTAATTAAAATGACTAGCAAAAGCAAAAAACAAGCGACTATTGTAGAAGAAGTAAAAACCCAGGATATTTCTGGGGTTGAAAATATCGAGGAATTATTCAATAAATCCTCGGTAAAAAAATGGATAAAGCTAATTGATGAGAATAAGACCATTAAAATGGAGGATTATAACCGCAAAGACTATTTTGTCAAAGTAGGCGATATTGTTTTGGATAACGATATTGCGGAAAAAGGCGCTAAAATCGGTCAAAAACAAAGAAAAACTGTAATTAAATTAGAGCCTACTATTAATAATGAGGATTACAAGAAAAAGGCAGAATGGATTTATATCTTCCTTATTAATGGGCGAATCGTAAAAATTGGTGGAACTCGCGATGGTATTAAAGGTAGATTTGGCAGCTATTTATGCGGTCATCATATCCCAGAAAGGGGCGGATCAAGAGACTGCTCTAAAACAAACGGTTTCATTTATAACACGTTCGAGTTTTACTTGAATCTCGGCTGTAAAGTTGAAATATATGGATATGAGATACCTGTTGAAGAAATTAAACGAGTGGTTTTCGGCAAGGAAATTACTATAAAAATTCAAAGCTACCACGGTTACGAGAGCGTTCTAATCGGCGAGTATTCCAAAACATATGGTTTCGTCCCCATTTTGTGTGACAATTGTGATCCTGATTATAAAGATTAAAAAAATAAAAAAAAATTAAAAAATTAAAAAATTAAAAAATTAAAAAATTAAAAAA